CCGAAGTAGATATCGAGGAGGACGTGTCCGTTGAGGGTCCTGATGTCAACATTCAGATGGAGGAAGACGGCGGCGTCGTGGTGGACTTTGATCCGACTCCGGATCGCGGAGAAGGGGACTTTTACGACAATCTGGCTGAGACTTTAGAGGATTCAGAGCTTACCCGAATTTCATCAGATCTTCTTGGAGACTACGACAACAACAAGAATGGACGCAAGGATTGGGAAGAAGCCTACAGCAAGGGTCTGGAACTTCTTGGGTTCAAGTACGAAGAGAGGGCTGAACCTTTCAGGGGCGCAAGCGGCGTAACCCATCCTCTTCTGGCCGAAGCGGTCACCCAGTTTCAGGCGCAGGCTTTTGGTGAATTACTTCCTGCCGGTGGTCCGGTGCGGACGGAGATTATCGGGCGCGTAACTCCTGAAGTGGAAAATCAGGCAGAGCGCGTTCGCCATTACATGAATTACCAGCTTACCTGCGTAATGAACGAGTACACTCCTGAATTCGACCAGATGCTGTTTTACCTTCCGCTTGCAGGGTCTACCTTCAAGAAGGTTTACTACGACGATTTTCTCGGACGGGCTGTCAGCAAGTTTGTTCCGGCGGAACAGCTTATTGTTCCCTACACTGCTACCGATATGGAGACTTCTGAAAACGTGACGCACGTTATTCAGATGACGGAAAACGAACTCCGTAAAAAGCAGGTGGCGGGATTTTATCTGGACGTTGAAGTATCGGCGTCCCAGACTGACCCTTCTGAAGTAAAGGAGGAAATGGATGATATTGCAGGTGTTACGCCATCATATATGGATACCGATATTACGGTGCTTGAGTGCCATGTTAATCTGGATCTTGAAGGTTTTGAAGATTCCGCTCAAGACGGAGAACCCACTGGTATCAAGTTACCTTACATTGTCACGGTATCGGAAGAAAATGGAAAGGTCCTGAGTGTAAGACGGAACTGGAAAAAGGACGATCCTGAAAAGAACAAGGTGCAGTACTTTGTTCACTTCAAGTTTTTGCCGGGGTTTGGGTTCTACGGCCTTGGCCTGATACACATGATAGGCGGTTTGAGCCGCACGGCGACTGCCGCCCTTCGCCAGCTTATAGATGCAGGCACACTGGCTAACCTTCCTGCCGGATTCAAGGCAAGGGGGTTGCGTATTCGCAACGATGCAGATCCCCTTGCTCCGGGGGAGTTTCGGGATGTTGACGCTCCGGGAGGAGCTATCAGGGATTCCCTGATGCTGCTGCCTTATAAAGGCGCTGATCAAACTCTGTTCCAGTTGATGGGCTTTTGTGTCGACGCGGGGCAGAGATTTGCCGCCGTTTCAAATCTTCAGGTTGGGGACGGGAATCAGCAGGCTGCGGTAGGAACGACTATTGCGCTCCTTGAACAGGGAGCCAAGGTCATGTCGGCAATTCACAAGCGCCTTTATTACGCCCAGAAGGAAGAATTCACCTTACTGGCAAGAGTATTCGGAGAGTATCTTCCCCCGGAATATCCATATGAAGTCGTAGGTGGCGAGAGAAGTATAAAGGCCAAGGATTTTGATGATCGCGTTGATGTCATACCCGTATCAGATCCCAACATATTTTCCATGGCGCAACGGGTTACGATGGCACAGACAGAGTTGCAACTTGCCCAATCTGCGCCTGATCTTCATAACATGTATGAAGCTTACCGGCGCATGTATACGGCTTTGGGGGTTCGTGATGTTGACGCCATTCTTAAACCGGCGCAGGAAGGCGAACCTGAACCCAAAGATCCCGCCATAGAGAATTCTGAGTCTCTGGAAAACCTTCCTCTTGTTGTATTTGAAGGCCAGAATCACGATGCTCATATCATGGCCCATCTTGTTTTTGGGTCTTCTGGAATGGTTCAGCAGATGCCTGCTGTTATGATGGCTTTGCAGAAACATGTTATGGAACATGTGTCAATAAAGGCCAAGGAACAGGTAGCCCAGCAGATACAGCAGCAGGCTCCCAATCGTCAGCCGACGGAAGAGGAGATCATACAGATTGAATCCCTTGTTGCGGAATTGATTTCTCAGGGAATGCAGGAGGTGAAAGCAGTAAGTATGCAGATTAGTGGAGGAGGAGAACAAGATCCTCTTATTGCCCTCAAGGCCAGAGACCTTGAAATGAGGGCTCAAAGGGATCAGAATGAATCTCTCATTGATGAACAGCGTCTTGCTCTTGAGAAAGAAAAAACAGCCATCAATGCCAAACTGGGGGCAGAGAGAATACAGTCCACCGAAGATATAGCCCAAGCCCGTATTGATGCGGCTCGGGAACGCGAAATTATGAAGCAAGGTCAGGAATAGGAGAGAATCATGGCAGACAAGAAAAACGGTTCCAATGGGGTAACCAGAAAAGGGATGGTTATAAAGGATCAGGGTTTTGTTCCTTACAATGCTCCTGAATCTGTATCAACTCCGTCTGGGGACGGCGGTGAAGTAACGAGTGGTGATGCCCGAGGAATGGGTGAGGCTCTTCGGGGGGGATCTTTCAAGATTAGCTAGAGGAGGATTGATAGATGCCATATGGTCCCGGAACTTATGGAAAGAAGGTAGGAAGGCCGCCTAAAAGAAAGAAGAAGAAAAAGAAGGCTGTTAAAAGGGCTCGTAGACGTTCTTCCACAAAGAAATGACATGTTCTATTCATTTTTATTCATTTGCGTGTTGGCGGGCCCATGTCCCATGCGTGTAGATGATACTGAAGGCCCGTATCCTACAAAAGAACAATGTTTTGTTAGAGGTTCGGCCATTATTAAAGATCTGGCTACGCGAATTCCTTTGTTGAATCTACAAAGCGGGTGCGCGACCAAACCTCCTCATATCCTTTTTAAGGATAAAGAAAGAAAGGAAGAAAGTGGACCTAATAAGCCAGTATTGGCACCAGATTGTAGCTCTTATAGGTCTAATTGCAGTAGCAGTTAAGTTGAACGCTTCTGTACAGGTTTTACGTAAGGATGTTGATGACATTATAAAAAGAGATACTTATGTAGAGACTACCCGATTAAGAGCGGAAGTGGACCAGCATGAGAAACAGATTTCGTCTTTGTGGGAATTCACCAATAAATTAAGAGACCGGTTTAATGGTACTGGACCTAAATAAAAATGGGATGGTGGATGATTCAGAATTGACTGCTGCCGCAGCTTTGGTGCGTCACGAAAAGGCTGATGCTCAACGTCAAATGGCTTGGGTTGCCATGGCCTCCATGATTATTTTTACGGTGGCTGTTTTCCTTCCAATTTTTCCTGATACAAGAATTAAGGCTTTATCTGACCTGTTTGGGTTGTTTTATATTGGACAGGCAGGAATTGTTGGTGCATATATGGGTATGACTGCATATATGAGAAGTAAGAAAAGATATCTCTTCTTGGAACCCTGATGGGGTTCGGGACTTCTATAATCCCCGAAATACTTGGCTTCTTTAAACAGAAGCAGGCAGACAGGCATGAACTCGACATGCTTGAAGCAAGAGCCAAGTATGCAGATCAAATGTCCAAGCTTAAAATTCAGGAACTGGATGCCAAGGCGGAGATTGCGGAAACAAAAGGATTGTATGCCCATGATAGAAGCATTGACGCTGGCGGATTTATCAACGGTCTTAGGGGTTCTGTGCGCCCTATCATTACTTATCTTTTCTTCCTGATGTTTGCAGGGGTAAAAAGCACAATGATTTACGCAATGATTTCCAATCAAAATCTGGAATGGACCGTAGCGATTGAAACGGCGTGGGACTCTGAAACGGCGGCTATATTTTCAGCTATTGTAGCTTTCTGGTTTGGGAACAGGGCCATGTCCAAAGCCAGAGCATGGCAAACTGAGAAAAGGCAATTTAAATAAATGGACGGCATACACTTAGCTGAACACCTTATTAAAACCATAGATGAACGAAGGTCCCGCATTGTGGAAATGTTGGCGGGGGGTTCCATAAAGCATATGGAAGAATATAAAAAACTTGTTGGATCTATAGAATCCTTGGATTATATAGGA